GAGACTAGCTGTGACTTGCCATGACGCGGGGGGATATTCACGCAAACACGGTCTTTGTCGCCACGCTCAATACCCATTAACATGTCACCCAGTATGCGGTGGTGTTTACCCACGATAAACTCAGGCATCATTATCTTGCAGAACTCAATCAGATCGTCATACGCGGCTTTATTAGTGTTTCTTGTCTGTAGTTCGTCCACCATACGGTCGATTTCAGCCACTTCTTCGGTGCTGAACGAGTCCAGATTAGCCAGCATAACCTCAATATCGGCCTCGTTGAAGTCCAGACCATCAGTCGCCATCGTCAAACCCAAATTCTTCGGCAATATCTGGGGTTTCGTCGGGTACAACCACGGCATCTTCTACTACAACAGGTGGATTTACCAGTTTTGCGAGCTTCCCACGGAGTTTTTCTTTGATATCGTCGGTTGTTTGGTGCGTTATCGTCACCTCGGACTTCTCTGTAAACAGCCCTACGTCTGAAATCTTACCCAGAAGCTCTAGCGCACGCATACGTACACGAGGATCGGGGTTTTCGGACTCAATTACGAGCTTGTTGGTAACCAAATTACGTAGTTGCTTAGAAGATTCTACTACAGAATGATTAAACTCAGTAAGTATGTCGTTTGTTAACCGTATGGACGGTGGTGTTAGAACTGCGGCACGCTTATGTGTTACTTTATTAGAGGTTTTGTCTGGTGCACTAGCATATGCAGTGGCTAAAGTAGAGGCAACTTCCTTGTCTTGGTCATCAGGTTCAAGGTCCACACCGTACTTTTCTAATTCGTCAACAGTTTTGCCCAACGCGGATGCACGTTCTGGTAGAGGCATTTTATTGACCTCATCCTCCAAGGGAATCCCTAGTTCTGGGGTGGCAATCATTGTCATAATACGTCGCAGGTTGGTAACCGATAACGTAATAATAGGTTATAAAAAATTTTTTGACAAGGGTTTCTAAAAAGGGGTGGGGGGTTTTCAAAAAATACCAATTTATTTGGGCGTATTAGTATTACTAGACTAACATGGAGTCCCACATGACAGCGCGGGGGGTGGGGGTAGGGTATGCCTAACGTATGCTTGATTTAGGGCTTTCCCTAAATGGTATGTAATGCGATCCAATGCCATATAATGCCAAGCGGTGCGGTTCTATCTATTGTGTAACACGTTATAACATGGCATAAAGATTGTATCGGAAGGCACAATGTCAAGCCGAATTAACGGAGACTAAAACAATGTCAAATATTCTCAATAACGCGATCGCCCTAAAATCAATCAAGGACGCATGGAATGCTAAGTTAGGCGGTGAAGCCAAGTTTGCCACGCATCTTGATGTAGCAACCCAGCACATGCGTTGGACCGATGCTGTCGCGCCTACCAAGAACAATCTTGCATCTGGCAAATCAACAGCGACTAAAGAAAGCCGCGCCGAATTAGTTACCTTGTTTGAAAAGGTATTGAAGGCAAAAGGTCGTGCGCACGATAGTGCGGCATGTGGTTCTGAAATAGCAGGGTTGAAAGATCAACTAATGATGCGGCAAGAGCCTACCTTGTTTGAAAAGACCGATGGTAATCTTGGCAAGATTGAGGCGGTCGAGAACGGTGCGGCAAAGGTTAAAGATAAGCCTGCTGATAAAACGACTATTGAGATGCGCGATCAACTCATAACCAACGTAAAGAATTGGGTTGAGAAAAATAAAGACGCACTCGGTAAAGATTACACGCCGACACGCAAGGCGGTGTTATCAGTATTCGATACACTTCAAATCAAACGCTAACATCTTAGGGGCAGGCAATCACGTCTGCCCCAACCAACCGGAGGGAATAACATGCCAAACTTTATTGATGATAGACACTTGGGATTACTTGCATACATCGGAAACAAGGCGCGCGCAGGCAAATTAAAAGACGCTAATATAACACCGGATGACATCAACGTAATCATCAACGCGATACAAGATCGTGATAGAGTGATTAAAGAATTGAGCGCTACTATTGAAGCACAAGACGAACAAATTGCAGACCTCAAGTTTGTTCTGGACGGAGTGGATTTACCACTATCAGCTATGGAAGACTAACATCTTAGGGGGAGCCGAAAGGTTCCCCCATTTTTTTATGTCCTATGATACCAGTATTCCAGCTGCGGTACGCCCTGCCTGTTGCGTATTGGCACAGTACGTGGTACATTGGCACCGGCTCATACCAGAATGCCCCACTAGGCCCGCTTCGGCGGGTCTTTTTTTATTTAGGGATTTCCCTAAATGGCATGATACCAGTATTCAAGTAGCGCCACGCCCTAGCATGTTTTGTCATGTTCCAAACGGGTTAGCGCACTCCCCACTACATTTAGGGATTTCCCTAAACAATCCGATACCAGTATCCCAACAGCGTTGCGCCTCACGCAAATGCTAAGTCATTGAAATTGTTCCATTGTTCCCATTGTTCCATCATTGTTCCAAAAAAAACAGGGTTAAGTTGTTGAAATTGTTCCATTGTTCCATTTGTTCCAAGTTTTTAAGTATATATATCTTTCTATTATTGAAGAGGGTAAGAGGGGGGCTTCGCGCTAAAACACCTCCCACAAACCTAGACATATCCTTTTGGAACATTTGAACTTTGGAACATTGGTGTAATATCAGTCACTTACAGACCTACACAACGTCACATTGCGTCACATACCGCGTCTACCCACCACACGATAGTTCATGACACCTATTGACATTCCTCGCTACTTGTGCTATATTATATGTACGGTCAGCAGCAAGGTGCTAAACTGAAGTGATAAATGTAACGTCCCAAAGATACGCAAGTTAGGGAAGGCAATACATTTGGGGGTCAAGACAATATACCCTCAGTAGAGTAAAGCGACGCCGTTGTCGCCTAGGGTTAGAGGCTTCACTTTATAAGCCACGGCCAAACCTCTAAGACACTCGGAGATGACACACCTTGTTCGCCCCGTCCACACGATCAACCATTTAGGGAAATCCCTAAATCAACAAAGGGCCGACCATGGGTCGGTACGGAGATCAAAATGCCACGTAAACATTACACGCCCGAGTGTGTTGGCTGTGGAGAATACTACAGCGTTCGCCGTGCACGGCTCGGATACAACGTCTGCCTAGACTGTGGTGACTACCAAGCCACGGAGCAACGCGCCAGTTGGTGCGTAGTGCCAACCCCGAAGGGTCATTACACCCTCGTCACCCGTAAGGCTGATCTACTCAGCCTCAACCAGAAACCAAGATAGGATATAGAAATGGCGTTAGTCGGTAGAGGCAAATGTCTGCCCAAGGTAGACAAGTCCAAGATGCAGTACGCAGTGGAAATCGTGAAGCCCCGCGTGTTCGACCCGCCCATGAAGATTAAGATAGTAAAAGCCATCTTAGCCAAACAAACCACATCGTAAATGAAACCCAATATTCCAACAGGAAGCATCCGCTACCTAAAACCATTTAGGGAAATCCCTAAACAACCAAACTGGAGAAAGACAATGACTGATAACAATCCATTCGCCGCGCCAAGCGTAGCACCTACACCATCAATTAGTTCCGCGGCGATGATCGTGGACTTCAACGCGTCCGTATGGACTGCGCGTAAGAAGGATCGCAAAGCGTCCGACGATGTGACCAACATGAACTACGCGGACAAGGGCGTTGCCAATGTGACTAAGAACTTACTAGGTGACTGCGACGAACTACGCGCCGTCCAGAAGTTTGCGGCCAACACACGTAACATCCACTATTCCATGACGATGCCGTGGTCCGACAATGGCTCGCGTCTGCTCACAACGCAACAATACTTCAAGTACAACGAGGTTATGACTGACCTGCAGAATGAGTTCGCTCGGTTGGTCGACGAGTTCTTGCGGGTGTATGATTGGAAGATCATGGATTCCCAAGCTAAATTGGGTGACATGTTCAACCGCGACGAATACCCTACACGTGACAGCTTACAGGATAAGTTTGCGTTCCGCATGTCCTACGTCCCACTGCCTGATGCAGGTGATTTTCGTATCGACATTGGCAACGAGGCTATGGCTGAGATACGCGACCAATACGCGACACACTACACGCAAGCCATCCAGACTGCGATGAACGACATATGGCACAAACTGCATGATAACCTGACCACGCTTGCGCGACAACTCGACGTGAACGAGGACGGTAAGGGCAATCGCCTGTATGACAGTGTGTTTGATCGTGCTCTGGAACTGACTGACATGTTGGGTACGTGTAACGTGACAGGTGACAGCCAGATGGAAGCGATGAAGCGCCAACTGGAACAGGCGTTCCATGTGACAGGTGAGCGTAGTCTGAACATAGATCAGATCAAGAATAGCCCGTCACTGCGCGATGAAACGCGTGACAAAGTAACCGCGGCAATCGCCGCCCTACCAAGTCTGGACATGTAATGAAGGACTTTCTCGGGGATATCATCGGGGCCATATGCGTTATGGCCCTACCGTTCCTACTATTATTAATCGGACACGGCCTCGGATATTAATCGACAGGTAGCACCCGCTATCTAAACACCAATTAGGGAAATCCCTAAATCAACTGGAGAAATAAAATGAACAATGCACAACAAATGTACGCCCTATCACTTGACGAAGCGGTCACCCTTGTAGCGGCCATCGGCCATGAACGTACCGTCCTGATGCAAGGTGATATCGGCAACGGCAAATCATCAACGCTCGGTGAAGTGGGTAAGCTCAAGCCAACACATAAGAGGTTCTACGTAGACTGCACTAGCCTCGACCTCGGTGACATTATGATCCCAATGATTATGGAGATCGACGAGAATAGTAAGTTCGTGCGCTATGTCACCAACGAAGAACTAGGTCTGCACACAGGTGAACCCGTTATCATTATGATCGACGAGTTCGGCAAGGCTAATCCATCTGTTAAGTTGGCACTGCTACGCCTGATCTTGGAGCGTAAGATCGGTAGCTACACATTGCACCCTGACAGCATCGTGTATGCCACGACCAACAAAGGTTCGGAGGGTGTGGGTGACATGTTACCACCACATGCGCGTAACCGTATGACAGTCGTACAGATACGCAAGTCAACCAACATGGAATGGATTGAGTGGGGCATCAATGCGGGGATCGACCACAGCTTGCTTGGTTGGTGCAAGGACAATCCGCATCTGTTCGCATCGTTCGAGGATGTAAAAGACCCCGACGAGAACCCGTACATCTTTCACCCTAAACAGCAACGCGCCGCGTTTGTGACACCTCGGTCGTTACACTCTGCGTCTGACATCTTACACAAACGTCATATGTTCAATGACACAACGCTGACTGCCGCCCTGATGGGTACTATCGGTGATCGCGGTGCGATGGACTTGATGGCGTTCGTGAAACTGTCGGATCAACTGCCAAGTCTACAGTCTATCAAGGATGATCCAAAGACTGCCAAGGTTCCTGACAGTGCCGCTGGTATCTGCATGGTCGTGTACCGTACGTTGGGTTCCATCGAAGCTGACTGGCTCAACGCGTGGATGGAGTACATGCCACGTTTGGACGTGGAAGCTCAAGGTATGTTTGCCAATGGCATACGTGCACCCAAGTATTCCAAGCAATCAATGGTGATGAAGAACCGCAAGTTCACCGAGTGGGCAATGCAGAACAACTACATGTTCGCCGCGGATAAAAAGTAATTAGGTAGCGGGTGCTACCTAAACACCAATTAGGGAAATCCCTAAATTAGGAGAATGAGGATAATGATACCCGCCGAGGCAAAATGTTGGTTTAGGGATTTCCCTAATAGGTTTGAACGCAAACCTAAAACAAAAATTAAGCGAGATGTAACAGATATGAAGCCCATCAATCGTTCAGTGAGACGTGCGATAGCCGCAACGAAAGGTAAGAAAAATGCTGACACTAGGTAAACAACTAACGGAAGAACAACGGTTATCCAAAGCTGTCGTTGATATCATGCCTCGCATACCTGAGATCGCAGGGCTGCTGATGATCGGGGAGCGTGTAGTCACAGATGATCCGAGTGTACCAACTGCGTGTACCAACGGACGTGACGAGTGGTACGGTCGTATGTTTGTCGCATCCCTTAACGATGCAGAGCTACGGTTCGTTATCATACACGAAGTGTTCCACAAGATGTACCGTCACTTGGTAACGTGGGCGCACCTGTGGGCCATATGTTCGCGTACTGCTAACATATCAATGGACTACGATATCAATGGCAAGATCATGGACGAGTACGGTCAAGATGGTTGGGTCAAGATGCCTGCGGGTGGGTGCTATAATCCCAAGTACAAGGGTTGGGGTACAGCTAAAATCTTCTGGGACATATACAATTCCAAAGCGGCCAACGATCAACCGCAAGATGGACGTGGTAAACCACAAGACGGAGGTCAAGGCCAAGGCGGACAGGGTGACGGTCAACCACAAGACGGACATCCCGAAGGTTTCGACAGTCACGATTGGGATGGTGCGAAGGACATGACCGCCGAAGAACAGAAGGACATACAGCGCGAGGTGGACGAGGCCATACGTCAAGGTTCCCTTGTTGCAGGTAAAATGGGAAGCGGTGGGTCGCGTAGCCTTGACGAGTTACTACAGCCCAAGGTCGATTGGCGTGAGGTGTTGCGTGAGTTCATACAGACCACATGCGCAGGTTCCGATTACTCCACGTGGAAACGTCCTAACAGACGGTACATAGGCGCAGGTATCTACATGCCATCTGGTATCAGTGAAAAGGTCGAGTGTATCGCAGAGCACAACGATATGTCTGGCTCAATCGGTAAACGTGAACAGCAGATAATGATTAGCGAATTGGTCGGTATCTGTGAAGCGGTCAAGCCTGACGAGTTACACGTAAGCTATTGGGACACAGAGGTGTGTGGGTATGAGAAGTACACGCAAGATGAACTACAGAACGTGGCCTCGCAGACAGAACCTAAAGGTGGCGGCGGTACGGATGTACGTTGTGTCCCCGCCTACTTGCGTGAGCATAACATCAAACCACAAGCGTCTATCGTGTTTACAGATGGGTATCTGTACGGCGGTTGGGGTGACTGGGATCATCCTGTGTTGTGGGTGATCGTGGATAACAAGCGAGCCAAGCCCGATCACGGGGTGACGGTGCATGTAAGTTCGGAGGATTTATAATGGGCAAAGTAAAAGCATTGTACATGGACGCGCAGGAGAACCCGTTCATCGAATGTCCTGAATGCAAGGACACAGAGCGTGAGGGTAAAGTACCATCCGAGGAATTTAAAATGACATCGTACGGTGTGTATGAGCCGTTCGAGAAATGGATTGACTGCGATAACTGCAACGGGATGGGCGAGATCGAAAGAGATTGGGAGGACGAATGATAGAATATTTTACCGCGTTGGTAATCAGTTACACTTTGAAGGGTGCAGATGTTGAAGCCCACGTATGGTTTGAAACACACCGCGAGTGCCAACAGGTGATGCAGGATGATCTTGCTGATCCAATTTATGACTACCTGTTAACACTTTATGGGCGAGATATAATGATGCGGTGCATTATGTCGGACCAAGTATCATATGAAGCAATCAGGCCAAAACTACGGCCAAAAAACTTTGGAGAACTAAAATGACTAAGAATACTAAAACTGTTAGAGGCAACACGCATTGGAGTGGCAAGGACATACAGGACTTGCTTAACTTCTCTTCCGCAGGGTTTAGCCATAGGGAAATAGGAGAACACTTGGGCCGCACCCAAAAAGCGGTGCAGGTAAAAATGTCGTTGCTGAGGAAACAGGTTACGCAAGCCAGTAGCGCACCGAAAACATCGGAGGCAACGGACGCGGATTTGGACTTTGCTTTCTTCAGCGACGACAACGATGATTGGAAAGATGCTATTAGGGCTTTGGACAAAAAACCAGTGACGTATCTGAACTGTCCGTTCCACGAAAAGGATGATGCCAAGGGTCTTGGAGCCAAATGGGATTACACTTTGAAGCTGTGGTATGTTCCGCATGGCGCAGATACGGCTCCGTTTGCGCGGTGGATTGAGGGTTATGAACCGCTACCGGGTACAATGGACGTAAAGCCCAAACCAAAACCTGTTACACAGAAGAAGGTACAGCCCGTCGTTGAAACCACAGATAAAATCGACACCTTCCAAGCTAGGGCGCAACGTGACGCAGATGGACATGTGTTTATCGTACGCATCCCCAAGGTTCTCGTAGCCGCGGTACTGGTATCCGCATGTGTGTTGGCCGCGTGGTACGTGGGGAAGAATTACTAATTAGGGAAATCCCTAAATCAATAAGGGGTGGCGCGGTGTCGCCCCATAACAAACTGGAGAATGACAATGGGAATATCACATGCAACAGTGGCAGGGGCTAAAGAATACGCGGTTGAATATACGCGTATGCGTAACAACGAACCCCATGCCACGTATAGAGATGTAAGTCCAAAGCTATATGAGTTCGCACGTGCTGTGGAGAAAGCCTTGCGCGTCAAGACAATACCACGCTGTGGAAAGACAGTGTACGTATACCGCGAAGGCGAGCTTATGACTATGGGCTACATCGGGTTCGGTGACTTCGCAACCAGTGTGCACGGTGACGATAAGTTCATCGTGTGTTCGCGGCAGATCGAAAACTTGAAGTATTGTAGCAGTGGCGATCAACACAATATGCGGATGGCGATCAACATGGATACCGCCGTGAAACACGCCAAGAGAAACCTCATACCTTACACCGTGGGAGAATGTGCTATGGCGTTAATGGGGGACGCGAAATCGAAAGCTCGAGAAGTGGAGAGCACGGTAAAGGATAAATACCATAGGGCCGTGGAGAAAGTGGGTCTGAATTACGGGAGGCATAGCAAGAAACACGAACCGTTGATGGTAGAGTTACGTGCGATGGTGCAAGCAGGTCATAAGTTCCTAGATAAAGAACTAGACAGCAACGTACGCGCCATGTTCGTGGAACAAGAGGAAGCTAACAGGTTTACAGGTGGTGCTGTGCCTATGGACTTCGTGACAATAACTGAGAAGTGGGGGCGACAGACTGTAGATGTAGCACGACTTAGTGACATAACGAGTTACCGTACTGATGTTTTGTCAACACAATCGTTTCAACCAGAAGAAGTGCCCGCGGACATACAACACAAATGCGCGGCCATGAGTATATGTGAGGATGGGCAGTTTGTTGATGGTGTTGGTTACAGAGTAGACGATCATACATTCTACGTCTATGTGTAAGCTGTTATAACATGAACACACACAACGGTATCACCTACCGCGTAAATGTATCACACAACACTAGAGGTGTCACAATCACAAGTTTTGGCATTAACCGTGTTGACAATGAGGTAGATGGGCATTACTCTAGTGTCGAAGCACTACCAAATTGGATGCAGGAACGGCTCGCTACGCTGTCCCTGTTAAGAGTTCCACCGCCACCTAACGATGTGGATGGCGTTGGTGCAAGGATAGGACCATATCTATTCTGGGTCTATAATTAGGGAAATCCCTAAATAGTCGGGGAGTTACGGCTCCTCGACAGGGGTACTGGTATCATGGGGGTCACCTTGGCTAAATGGAATTTAAATAACATGGACGCAAACAAAATATCGCGGTTACAAAGTAGACTTGCGTTGCAGAGAAATGAAATCGCTAGGCTAAACAAAGTAGTGGAAAGCCTGAAGCGCGACAACAAAAGTATATTAAAAGATTTAAAACGGATTCGTGGAGAGAAAGATGACACCGGAAGCTAAAGTTAAAAAGGTCGTAGTAAAGCAACTTAAAGATTTACGTGCGTACTACTTCTACCCCGTTACAGGCGGCTATGGCAAAAGCGGCGTACCTGACATCGTAGGATGTTACGAGGGTTTGTTCTTCGGGATCGAATGTAAGGCGGGAAACAATAAAGCTACGCCATTGCAGGAAAAGAACCTAACGGAAATCCGCGCCGCAGGTGGTCTGGATATGGTGGTTAACGAGGACAATATGCACACAGTAGGAGATGACCTACGAGCATGGTCTATTGTGCTAAACAGTTAACAGTACGCCCAAGCTGTGAGTGGGTGGCGGTTTTTTGGCATTGTCCCGCGAAAACCACAGCAGTACGAGCGAGCGCTCTCCGATATGATGATCCGCGTTTGTGATCGTACCGAAGAAACCGCGATATGGTTAGTCCCTGTTCTTCCACACAGGGCACCAATTTAAAGATGGAGGTTACAATGACTAAAAACATCGTATGCTTTCCGCAGATTAGCGAAGTGGACCAGCAGTTTATTGAACTGGAACGCCAACAAGAATTAATCAAACAGCAGAGGGCAGCTATAGTGGAACGTGAGGATAAGAAGTTAACCCCCGCACAGGAAAAAGACATATGAACGAGTTTGAGCGCATAAAATACGAAGAACTATACCGCAAATGTTGGGTAAACCTACTTGTAAAGGATAAACAAGTTAATCCAAAACTAGAGCGGCAAAACCGCTACGTTGCGAATGGCAACAAAGGCAGAGCAGGTAGAGCAATGGGTGATAGACCCAAGCAGATAGAGGAGGTTGCCGCAAACAAACTACCATTAACCAAAGACGCAGATATGGTTAACCGCATGATATTTCGAGGTATGACATTAGTTGACATAGCAGAAATACTGTCAATAAGCCCTCGCACTGTGGGAAAAATAAAAAAACAATTCGGGTTACCGAGATAGGAGAACGACATGACTAAGAAAACAAAATCAGAAAAAATCTGGGCGTATAAACTGAAGCACCGCAAGGCCACGATAAGCGAAATAGCCAAGGCTACGGGTACTTCCACTAGCTATGTGTGGAAGCTGACGCAGAAAATCGGCACACCAAAAAAGTTAGTTGAAGCGGAGCCTGCGCCGTTTAAACCTGCGGTGTTGGACATGGCGTACGAAATGACTAAGCATGGTGTTAACACAGCGGGTGTAGACCCGAACGCGTGGACGCGAACTGGTATCCTCAATCAAGCTGAACAGTACGTCACCAAAGATCGGGCGGCAGACCACGGCGACATGGAAGACAACTTTCAACGTATCTCTGACCTGTGGACTGCTTATTTGGGCTTTGACTTAATCATTACCAGTAAAGATGTTGCGGTGATGATGACCTTGTTAAAGATCGCACGTATCAAATCAAACCCGCAGAATAGCGACAACTGGATTGATGGTGCAGGGTATCTAGCCTGTGGTGGGGAAATCGCTACACAGCAGAAGCACAAGTAATGGACCTTATAACCCTAGACTTTGAAACATTCTACGACAGGGATTTTTCTCTGCGTAAAATGACAACAGAAGCCTACGTTCGTGACCCTCGTTTTGAGGTGATCGGCGTGGGCGTAAAACTTAACAAACAGCAGACGGAGTGGGCCAGTGGGACGCACGAAGAGATTAAAGAATATCTCAAGGGGTTCCCTTGGGAAACGGCTATGTTACTTTGCCATAACACTATGTTTGATGGTGCCATTCTTAGTTGGCGTTTTGATATTTGTCCTCGGATGTATACCGATACTTTGTGTATTGCCCGTGCCCTTCATGGGACTGAAGCTCGCGCAAGTCTCGCTGCGGTATCTGAAAGGTACGGTGTCGGCACTAAAGGGCACGAGATACTCAACGCACTCGGAAAACGGCGTGGAGATTTTGCACCAGAAGATTTAGATAGGTATGGGGATTACTGCGTCAACGACGTGGACCTAACCTATAAACTTTTTAGCATAATGGCTAAACGCTTCCCTCGTGAAGAACTACGTCTGATAGACGCCACACTGAGGATGTTTACTGAGCCAACCCTAGACTTGGACCGCGACCTACTACGTTCACACTTGCAAGATGTGAAGAAACGCAAGGAAGACCTGTTAGCGGATGCGGGTATTACGGACAAGAAAGACCTGATGTCCAACCCGAAGTTCGCGGAGTTGCTAAAAGGTTTTGGGGTCAAACCCCCTACGAAGATCAGTCCTACCACAGAAAAAGAAACCTTTGCGTTCGCCAAGAACGACGAGGAGTTCAAACTTTTGTTAGAACATGAGGATGATAGGGTGCAAGCGTTGGTGGCCGCAAGGCTTGGCACGAAGTCTACCTTGGAAGAAACCCGCACACAGCGGTTCATTGACATCGCGGACCGTGGCCTTCTGCCCGTTCCTGTAAGATACTACGCGGCGCATACAGGTAGGTGGGGTGGTGACGACAAGATAAACCTCCAAAACCTGCCTAGTCGTGGGCCAAACGGTAAGAAGTTAAAGGGTAGCATTGTAGCACCCGAAGGACATTCTCTGATTGACTGTGACAGTTCGCAGATCGAAGCGCGTGTATTGGCGTGGCTTGCAGGGCAGGATGATTTGACCAAGCAATTTGCAGACGGCGAGGACGTATACAAGTATATGGCGTCCAGTATATATAACGTGCCAGTGGACGGGGTAAGCAAAGACCAGAGATTTGTGGGTAAGACTACAATTCTTGGTGCAGGGTACGGCATGGGCGCGGTTAAGTTCCAAGCGCAGTTACAGGGCATGGGTGTCTACATAGAGCTAGACGAAGCTCGGCGTATCATACAGGTTTACCGTGATGCCAACGGTTCTATCAGTTCGTTGTGGAGAGCCGCCAACAATACAGTGCAGTACCTACAGCGGGGGGATGCCGTAGACTTTGGGCGTAAAGGCATATTGACCGTGGACGCAAAGCAGAGCGCAATAATTCTACCTTCTGGCCTACCTATGTTCTATCATGGCCTAACCGCAGAAAAATCCGAACGTGGCTACGAGTACACCTATAAGACCCGAAAAGGTCCGAACCGTATATACGGCGGGAAGGTTGTCGAGAACGTGTGCCAAGCCGTTGCACGTTGCATCATAGGGCACCAAATGTTACTTATTGCCAAGCGATACAAAGTTGTGCTAACAGTACATGACAGCATTGTGGCATGTGTGACCGACGACGAGTTGGATACCGCAAGAGCGTATGTGGAAGAATGTATGAACCAGATACCTAAATGGGCTGAAGGTTTACCGATCACATGCGAGAGCGGCGTGGGAAAATCGTACGGAGAATGTGAATAATGGAAGTGGAATCGAGGAAAGACCAAATTGAACGCGCCGCGGAAGCCTTTAACAAAGCACACCCTAAAGTTTGGGATTTATTTGTTAGGTTTACGGGTGAACTATACGCGCGTGGCTTCCGTAATTATTCAGCTAAGGGTGTTTTTGAACGTATTCGGTGGGAGACTGACCAAGCAGACGTGTGCGGTAAGTCTGAGTTTAAACTAAACAACAACTATAGCGCGTACTACGCAAGGTGGTATATGCGTGCTTTCCCAGACCACAAAGGTTTTTACAGGACACGTAGGCGTATAAGCGAGAGCGTACGTGCAGTAGACGCTGACGTGTTAACACCAGAAGATTTTTTTGATGACGCGGAGTGGGCGTGATGGGGGTAAGACCAGAGTTCATCCCCGCCGAAGTGTTTAGGCAGTACCTATCGACTACACAACTGAACAAATATTTTCGGGTCGGTGATATGCAGGCGGGTAGTTACGTGGCGCGGTGCGCGCGTATCGGTAGACCTATAAAAGCTAAACACAGGTTACTCGCAAGGTATCGCCCTCTGGATGTTGTTGCTAGGGCAAGGGCAGAAGCATTGGAGATATCCCGTACTGAGGTGGATAAAGTAGCCTACACCCACGCTATGCACGTCGCCAAGGTGTTGGAACTAAGGGAGGAGATAGCGGAGTTAGAAGACCGTAAGGGACGTTCAACACACACGTTATCTTTAGACATTCTTAGTAACCGGATAACCTCGCGGGATATGTTGTTAGAAGAAGAGATAATAGCGGGGGCGCAGGGGTACGAGTTTGCTTGTGGAGTGTATTTTCTAGTGCGTGATGGGGTCGTTGTGTATGTTGGGCAGTCCGTTAACGTGTACGCTAGGGTGTATTCCCACAAACAGTCGGGTAAGGTATTTGATTCTTTTGCATTTACTCCCTGTGAGAGAGAAGAGTTAGATATGTTAGAAAGTCTTTACATCCACGCATTGTGCCCGTCTGAGCAGGGTCGTAGCACTCATGGGAACCTTGCCGCGCCGTACAGTATGCGGCAAATGGTTGCGTTGGGTAAGCGCGAGAAATACACAAGGAATCAACGACTATGACTAAAGTAGCCCCGTGGTCCTACAGTAAGATCAAAGATTTTGAGCAATGCCCAAAGCAATACTACCATAAACACATCTTGAAGGAGGTGCCATTTGTTCAGACCGAAGCCATACTCTACGGTAACGAATTTCATAAAATGGCAGAAGACTTTGTTGGTAAAGACGTACCAGTGCCAGCGAAGTTTAGTTTTGCGTCCAAAGCCTTAACATCTTTGAAGAACAGGCAGGGTGAAAAGCTCTGTGAAATAAAGATGGGGTTAACAGAAAACCTAGAAGCCTGTGACTTCTACGCCTCGGATGTTTGGTTCCGCGGGATTGCTGATCTAGTAATATTAGATGGCGAAGTGGCTACAGTCGTGGACTACAAAACAGGCAAGTCGTCTAAGTACGCAGACAAGGGGCAACTAGAATTAATGGCCCTGTCTCTCATGGCACGTTACCCACAAGTAACGAAAGTTCGTGCGGGATTGTTGTTTGTGGTGTGTAATGACTTGGTAAAAGATACATACATGGAGTATGATAAGAGTAAGCTGTGGGAGAAATGGCTTGGCAAGTACGGGCAAATGGAAACCGCGGCGAAAGAAGACATGTGGAACGCACGGCCTAACGGGTTATGCAGACGCTACTGTCCTATAATTGAATGTGTCCACAACGGAGCCAACTGATGAAAAAACCACGTAAAAAACAAGTCAACGCCCCTGTGGGCAGTGCAACCTTTGAACGCCGCATGGAACGCCAACGTGCAAGACGCAAGATGGATCGTGAAAGCGCGGACAAAAACAAGAACGGTAAAGCTGACAAGCGCGAGGGTAAAGACGTTAGTCACAAGAAGGCTTTGGTCAAAGGCGGCACTAACAAAGATGGCGTGACGATAGAGAGTTCGAGCAAGAACCGCGCACGTAACTACAAAAAGAAAAAATGATTTAGGGAAATCCCTAAACAGGAGGACTACATGCAAATAGTAGGCGGTAAGGCGTTGCTGTTAAAGTTACGCAACCCAAAACGTGTCACCGCAGTATTGCCAAAAAGCCGCGAACTGCAAGACAACGGAGTGTTGGTTAAATGGGGCATCGACGAAGCTCTTAGCCTGCGCAAATTAAACATTGATGTGCCATCTCCCATAAACGGCAGATACCAGTGGACAGGGAAGCACGAACCGTTTGACCACCAAAAGAAGACAGCGGCGTTCTTTACCATGAACCAGAAATCGTTTTGTTTTAACGAGCAGGGTACTGGCAAGACTGCCTCGGCTATATGGGCGGCTGACTTCCTGATGAAGCAGGGCAAAATAAACCGTGTGTTGGTCATTTGCCCGTTGTCAATTATGGACAGCGCATGGCGGGAAGACTTGTTTACCTTTGCCCCACATCGCAGTGTAGACATAGCGTATGGCGCACCAAAAAAACGTAGGGCGATTATCGAGCAAGGCGCGGACTTTGTGATAATAAACTATGACGGTGTAGAGATTGTGTCCGATGTTATTGCCAAAGGTGGCTTTGACCTTATCGTTGTTGACGAGGCTACACACTATAAGAACGCACAGTCTAAACGGTGGAAGATTTTAAAGAACCTTGTTAAGGACGACACGTGGGTGTGGATGATGACGGGTACACCTGCCGCGCAGTCTCCGCTTGATGCCTACGGGCTTGCCAAGATGATAAACCCTAACTCGGTGCCAAGGTTCTTCGGTTCGTTCCGCGACATGGTTATGACTAAGGCGACACAGTTTAGGTGGACCATAAAATCCCACGCCTCTGATACTGTGTTTAACGTATTACAGCCAGCTATACGGTTCACCAAAGAAGAATGTCTTGACCTGCCAGATATGACCTACACCAAACGTATCGTAGAGCTTACCCGCCAACAGAAGAAATACTACGACATACTAAAGAAGCGCATGGTAATGACTGTGGGTGACGATGAAATTACTGGGATTAACGCCGCGGTTATGATGAACAAACTACTGCAAATATCGGCAGGGGCTGTCTACACAGACGAAGGTGATACGTTAGAGTTCGACATAAAACACAGGTACAAGGTGTTAAAGGAAGTAATAGACGAGAGTAGCCAGAAAGTTCTGGTGTTCGTGCCATTCAAACACACTATCGACATATTGACGGACAAACTGCGTAATGACGGAGTTACCACTGAAGTAATACGTGGTGACGTGCCAGTAGCGAAGCGCACAGATATATTTAAACGGTTCCAAACTACCAGTGACCCACGTGTGTTAGTTATCCAACCGCAATCTGCGGCGCACGGTGTTACGTTAACAGCGGCTAATACTGTGGTGTGGTGGGGGCCGACACCTTCACTGGAGACTTATCTACAGGCCAACGCAAGGGTCCACAGGGCAGGGCAGAAGCACCCAAGTACGGTCGTGCAGTTGCAAGGTTCTGCTGTAGAAAAGCGTGTTTACGCACTTCTTGATAACAGAATAGACGTACACACAAAAATGATAGATTTATACAAAGAAATACTTGACTAGGGTATTCTATACCACTAGAGTATAATTCTCGTTACTAGAGGAGAACGCAAATGGCGGATAATTCCGACATCCCTGCGGATAAACTGACAAAAGCCTACATAAAATTAAGGGCGAAAAGAGCAGAACTATCCGCGCAGTACAAAGAAGAAGATGGAGTGTTGTCACGACAACAGGAAATCTTGAAGAACGCGTTGCTAGATTATTGTGACAACCACAATGTCGAGAGCGTTAGAACCTCTGAAGGTTTGTTTTTTAGGTCTACGAAAACCAAGTATTGGACAAGCGATTGGGAGCAAATGTATGGCTTCATAAAGGAGCATGACGTTCCCGAGTTCCTAGACAAGCGGTTGAACCAGACCAATGTAAAACAGTTTTTAGAGGAGAACCCAGATGTCCTACCAAAGGGCATGAACGTTGACACCGAATACGTCATATCAGTGAGGAAAAAATAATGGCAGAACCATTTGTACCGATAGAGGATTTGGCGAAGCATTTCGCAGTATCCATTTCCACTATCCGTGCGTGGGTACGGCAGGGGCACATCCCTAAGTCCACGTATATTAAAATCGGTAATACCTACCGTTTTAACAAGACTTCCGTAACCGAGTCCTTAACAGGCAAGGTCAAAGAAGCAGAACAGGCCGAGATTAGAAACGAGCCTGTAGAAGAACAGTTGGAGTTTAACTTCGACGCAGACACAGACGTATAGCCAAAAAGGAGAACGACATTGGCAGAATCATATATTATTGAGGGCGTAGAAGCCCTATGGCCTCGTATAGATCAGACGTACGCGTTTGATAAAAAGGCCAATCGCAGTATGCCCTGCGGTCCACGGGAAGTTAATGCGGAGTTTTCTATCCAATTCCGTATGGACAACACTACAGCCAAGGCGCTGTTAAAAACTATGAGCGAGTGCTACCTCGCAAACCGCGAAGACAAGTGGGCAGAAAAGTTAGTCAATCCGTTTGTTAAAGACGACAATGGCGCTATCACTCACAAGTCTAGTTTGAAGGGTGCGTACAACGGGCAGGTCACGGACACGCCAGTGCAGTACGATTCACAGGGTAATACGTTACCAGAGGACTTTCAGTTAACTACTGGCAGTACCGTTAACGTAGCTGTGCAACTTATCCCATACGATTTTGGTGGTAAACAAGGCGTATCTCTGCGGCTGAAAGCTGTGCAGGTAATTAAGTACCTACCGATGCAACGCTCTAATCCGTTTGGTGCAGTGGACGGTGGGTTTGTTATGGAAGACCCCAACCCGTTTGCGGCCAAGCCTAAAACCAACAATGTGTTGGCAAAAAAGGCAGTTGTTGCGGACGACAACGAAGAAATGTTTGAGGAAGAGCCGGTAAAAAAGACTGCTAATAAAGCGGCGGCTCCTGCATCTAAAGGTGACTTGAACGATATCGTGGACAGTATGTTCGACGATGATTAACTACAAATCCACGGCTATTTCGGTAGCCGTGGTTACTCTTATGGTATGAGTGGTAACAATGAAAAACAAACGATTTTTAGACTTGGTGCTAGCGCACGAAGGACAGTATTGTGTATGGGCTTTAAAAGGCAGTAAACCAAACGAACAGATAAAGCAGAAGTTTTATTCGTCTACCGATGATTTATTACAGGCCGCGCGTGATTTAGACAGTAATGGTTGGAACGCCTTCTTCGCGTTGGGTACGTTCTTCGACGCTAGTTCACGCACAGCTAATAATATGCAGTGGATGAAGTCTTTCTTCTTAGATTTAGACTGTGGCCCTGATAAAGAATTTCCTTCACAGGCTGCGGCTATCGACGACTTGCGAGCCTTCTGCGAGAACAACGGGCTTCCTACACCCACGCTAATAAATTCTGGGCGTGGTGTGCACGTGTATTGGATACTGTCGGAACCTGTGTGTCGGGAAGATTGGTTACCCGCCGCGGAACGGCTAAAGAAATTATGTGAAGACCAAGGGTTCGACGCTGATCCATCATGTACGTCAGACGCGGCGCGGATACTACGTGTGCCAAGTACGCATAACCACAAATACGGTGACCCCCTACCTGTAGACTTTTATGGGATCGAAGACCCAACCACGGTAGACTTTGATAAGTTCGCGGTGTTGCTAGGGGACACTCCGATACCAGTACCCAAGAGACGCGAGGCGTCCGCGGTTAGCGCGTTTAAAGATGCTATGTACCAGAACTACAAAGGTAGCTTTAGGCGTCTTCTATTGAAGACCAAGAACGGTACAGGGTGCGACCAGATAAAATACATAATTGGCAACCAAGATAGCGTGTCGCACGACCTGTGGAGGGCTGGGCTATCTATAGCTAACGTGTGCGAGGACGGGGCAGAAGCGGCACACATAATGTCCGCGAAGCACGAAGATTACAATGTGCAGGACACGCTACGCAAGATGGAGGACACAGGCGGTCCACATTTCTGTAGCACTATAGAGCGGTTAAACCCCGATGGTTGTGACGGTTGCCCAAACAAAGGTAAGATAACTACACCTGCGCAGTTAACCAAAGAGGTTAAAGAAGCCGCGCCAGAAGACAACGTGGTGGAGGAGCCAGACGGGGACGGTACGAAACAAGTAACCATACCCACAATGCCAACGCCCTATTTTAGGGGGCAGTATGGTGGGGTGTATCTGCGTGGCACTAATGCAGAGGGCGACCCCGAGGAAGTTTGTGTATACCCCGACGACTTTTACGTAACCCGTAGACTACATGATGTAGAGCTAGGGGAAGTTATAGCATTTGCGTTGCACCTACCGAGAGACGGAGTACGAGAGTTTATCGTGCCTTTAGCGTCTGTCACCTCAAGGGAAGAGTTTCGTAAAAACATGTCTATGCAAGGCGTAGTCACTTTTGGAAAGGATATAGATAAACTAATGACCTATACAGCGGCATGGATTAGAGAATTACAGCAGACCACCGCGGCCAGTGAGGCGCACCAACAGTTTGGGTGGGTTGACGACAAGAAAATGCAGGAGTTCGTATTAGGCGATCAACTGATTACCGCAAAGGGGATAGAGTATAACCCGCCATCTAGTAAAACATCAGGGTATATAAGCAAGTTTAAGCCTACAGGCACCAGAGAGCGTAACAAAGAAATATTGGATTTCTACAACCAAGACGGCATGGAGCTACAACAACTTACTGTATGCGCAGGGTTCGGCACGATCCTCATGCCCCTAACAGGTTTATACAGTTTAGGCATACATCTATTTGGTTCCACGGGTGGTGGTAAAACAACCGCCATGTATACAGGCACCGCTCTATGGGGCGAGCCACGTGGCCTAACGGGTACGCAAGGAGACACCCCAAACTCGCGTATGAACGTAGCGGAAGTCATGCACAACCTACTACTGAACACAGACGAGATGACGAACGTGCTAGGCAAGGCGGCTTCTAATTACGCGTATCAGCTATCCGAAGGGACACAGAAGAACCGGATGGCAGGTGGGGGCAACCTAGAACGTGTTAGGGGTAGACCTTGGCGGCTCATAGCTGTCTCTTCTGGTAACGTCAGTATGTACGCACAGATGGCTATGGCGAAGGGCGATACTAAAGCTGAGATGCAACGCCTGTTAGAACTACGTGTGGACGAGATGAACATAGTGAATGTTGATCCGCTTGTATCGGCTAAACTGTTTGCGGATATACAAGACAACTACGGGCATTTCGGGCCAGAGTTCGTGCAATACGTTATAGCAAACAAAGAAGCGATCACTGTAGATTATGAACGTATCAAGGTGGAATTAGATAAAGCCGCGGGGTTAGACCAGAAGAACCGTTTCTGGTCTGGGGGCTGTTCTGCAATACTAGCGGGGGCGTTAGCCGCCAAACGTGCGGGTATAATCAACTACGACATGAAGAAGCTATTCAAGTGGGTGGTTGGACAGCTTCGGCGCACCAAGGCGTTTGTGGATGATAGCACTTCGTCTGTTCAGACTTTGGTTACAGAATTTGCTACTGAGCATTGGGGCAGTATCCTTAAAATCAAAAGCACCGAGACGATGCGCAATGCAGACGGTGTGGCCCCTATGGTCATACCCGAACAGAACCCAAGGGGTATGTTTGTAGCACGTTATGAGACGGATACGCACATGCTCTACATCGTGCCAAAGATATTTAAGACGTGGCTTGGAGAACAAAAGCTAGATTACACTAGCGCGGTGGAAGGTATGGAGAAACAAATGAGTGGTAAGAAAGTAAAAATGCGTTTGAGCAAGGGCACCAACTTTAACCTACCGCCCATATGGGTGTTGGCAGTGAAGTTAGAGGGATTTGTCGGTGTACCAGAAGCCACTGAGGTTTGATGATCTATCACCAGATGGGGTGAAAATCGTTGTCGATTGGGACGTTATGGTAGTCAACGCATCAGTTTTTGTGCCCTGCATAAACAATGTTAAAGCGCGTCAACAGCTTCTTAGTATAGCGCAACGCAAAAACTGGAAGGTAGAAATACGCATACGCGTGGAAAATGGTATGTTTGGGGTTCGCATGTGGAGAACTGTGTGATAGGTTGTACCTGTCCAACAGGTCTTACTTCACTGTTGTTCTCCTCCCTACTCCCCCCGCTGGGCTAGGTTTCGCACTGCAAAGGCGGGGGGTTTTTTATTGTTTATACCCTTCGCGGATCATCTCCAGAGCGTCACGGTATAGTGGGCTGAGAGTTACCCCGTTATACATCTCTGCCGAAGTCTTGGCATGTTGGTCCAACGAACGCTTTATAGATTTAGGTGTTATCATGGCCTCTGGATGACGATCATTAAATTTGTCTATTTCATCGTAGATTTCCATTTCCGCATCGAAGTCACCCATCGTCTGCGCTACGTACAGTTTCTTGTGCAACGCTGAACGCCGTTTACCCACCGCAATGTCTATACCCTTGGATATGCCATTCTGTTCTTGGCGGAAGGTGTATTCTGTTGGGGGGAAACCGAAGGCTTGCGCTATCAATTCGCCGCCTGTCATGTCGTCATATATAGGATCGTTGCGCCTTGTGTATATACCGCCCTGATCTGCATACCTACCAAACGTGGCCTTATACGCATTAGCTACACCTGCGGGTAGAATGTTTTCTATGCCCTGTTCTATATTTCCCTCGGAAGACAGTAAGTCAGAACCACCACGATACAGACGGTTAGCTACACTTAGAGCTGGGCCACCTGCGTAGAACCCTATAGTTTCCTCTAAGGACGGATCATTGTTGAACCTGTTTTCTTGGATTAACAATCCTGTAAGGGCCATACGACTTGCAACGTCAATACCTGCAAACTGAGTTATCGCGCCTTTGTACCAACCTTCGCCTATGTGCTGACGTACGATTGTATCCCAATCTTCCTCTTCGTCATCCAAGAAGAATAGGTTAGCGATCAGTTTTACCGCGCCGTACAATGGAAGCCCCTGCACACCTGCGAAGAACAACGCAGAGCCGTGTAATCCTATAAGTTGTTTCCACGCGGCTTTACGTTCGGGTGACCCGTCTGGGCCAAACAACTTACCTTTATCACTATCAAACGCAGTCTTGGCGGTCTTTAGCATGGTGTAGTACATCTGTAGGCCGTAGCTTTTGTACATAAACGCAACGCGGCCTATGCCTTCCCGTGCGATACTTGGAGCAGTTTCTAAGAACGTACCACCGTTTGTTTGCTGTGTATCATAGATAGCCATTTGCACGGCTTCTTCTATTTGCGCCGCGCTGGGGTTATTAATTTTACCTTTTGTTACGCTGTCTAACGCTAGATTAAACGAGGCCATTAGGGTTACTTGGCGGTTTAATTGCTCCGCATGGTTGAATAGCCAAGCAGATAGGACAGACGCGTTATCCATAGCGTTGCCGACTGCGCCGCTCTTTTTGATGCGGCTCGCCTCGTTTAAACCCATAGCTTCTGCTAAGAACCCTTGACCAAGAAGGCCACGTTGTGATGCTGTTTGCACCAAGGCTTCCATGCGTTTTAGTTCAGCTTCTTTACCTTCAGGGAGTTTAAGCCCTTTCTTCAAGGTAAAGTTGCCTTGGTCGGATATATCATAGAAGTCTAGTACAGAGTTTATGTTCCCACCACGTTTACCACCAAGTAATGTGTTACCATAAGCAGCTTTGATAGCGGCGTACGTTTTTACGTACCCGTGTTTCCCACCCAAGAACGGAGCAACAAACAATGGAATTTGTGACAGGTTAACTAGGGCAGATGATGCGTTGAAACCGATGGTGTAGATGAAGGCTGTTTGGTTTAGCCTACGCGCCACTTCCTCTAGGCTTTTCTTGTCCGCGCCTACGCGAGCAAATTTCGCACGGTTCTCCAGTTCTAGTTTTACATCTCCGAACGCGGCAGTCAGCCTTTCGGCTCCTTTACCCACTAAACTCTTGGCTTCAGGTATATCTAGCTGCTGGAACTCGCGTAGCTGCTGTTCGTATTGCCGTAGCAAAGCGCCATATTTAAGTTTAGCTGTCTGGCTTGCGAGGCTGTAACCCTTTGTCTTGAGAGCGTACACAGAGTCCTGCATGTACCCCGGGGTTCCTTTACGTTTCTGCAATGACTTAGCAAATGATGTCTCGGGCAGTGAGTTTAAGAATAGCTTTAATATCTGGTCTTTTACGTCTTTGTCTACTTTATTTTTGTCTAAGATGTTCAAGGTGTCGTACGCGAAGCTAGGGTCCACGCCCGTGCCCTTGAATGTATCCGCGCTTACTTCGTCAACAATCTCGACGTTTCTGTAGTCTTTGTTTGCCCTAAACTGTTTAGCCGCATCTTCACGCTCCGCAGAGGTGGTGAAAGTCTGCACTACAGTGGCTTCCCGTGGAGATTTTGGGTTCTTTACCTCATAACGTAGTACGTATTCGCCCTCACGCATAAGCGGGAAGTAGACAGCTAGGTTACTAGCATCGAACAGCTTGGCAAATATGTCTTTCTTGAGTTTAGCGGAGTCAGCGGGGTTCTGCACCAACTCGTCAATTTGTTTTAAAACAACGTCACGGAGCTTTTCGTACTGATCTTTGTACACGGCTCGCATTTCATTAAAGACTTCTTGTCCGTCTTTACTCATAGCGTTCCAGTCAGCACGTTGCGCCTTCCACACTGCCAACAGGTCGTTACCATCGTTGTCTATGCGAGGGCTACCATCTTTGTTGATGTACGCACCCTGTGGTTTCGTTGGGTCTACTTGGTAGATCGTTGCGCCGTACTCGGTATCGTAGATTAAACGGTCCAAGGCTTCTTTACGCTTCTGCGCAACTTCGGATGTGCCTTTGCCTAGTTTAGTGAGGATACGTTCTATCTTACGTTCGATCATCTTGTTAGCAGTTTGTATTTCGCCACGCTGTTTGGCTACTAACTCGTCTAGCTTGTACCCCATTCTACCCAAACCAACGGCGCTTGCGATGTCTCCAAGCCCTTGCAAACCTGTCAACTTCATCAACAAGTTTTTAGATTTCTTTGAGAAGCCTTGTGTTAAGAAGTCACGAGCGTTGTACCCGTATTGTTGGCGGCTTTCCGCGTTTATTGATTTCTGCGTAGCCTGTACCGCTTCTTTTGCAAACTTCTTGACCCCATCTGCTGTGGTCATCATCGCCATTTGATTAGCGTTACGGTATTGCGGTGCAGGCGCGATCAACCCATCCACAAGAGCGTCTACCTCTTGCAGTGCAGTAATGTTGCGAGATTTTATAAAGGGTAAAATTCTACTAAAGAAGTTCTGTATAATGTTACGAAGGCGTTGTAGCGCCGTAACAGGTTCACCTTTGATGCTTATGCTGGCAAGGTCAGAACGAAACTCCGCGTTTGACTGCGATTCTGATAGGAACTCGTCCACGTTTTGTGCGCCGTACGCACTACCCAGATAACCATCTAGGTCTTTAAACAGCTTCTTTAAGTCTCTGGCGAACGCACTCTTAGGATCAGCCAGTGATGCCGACATAGCCGCGTGAGACATTTCGTGCATTATAGTATGCGTGTTGATACCAGTACCCGCGTCAAGCAATATTGTGTTGGTCTTTGGATCAAACAACCCTGCAACCTTGCGCCCGTCTTCAGCTTTAAGGTTCTTCTTGGTAACAATTTTTGTGTCGCCTGCTATAGCAGCAAACTTTTGGGCCAACGTACGGATTTGACGTACGGGGTTTGTACGCGCTACATTTGATAGCACATCGCCCAAGTCACCTTTTTCAACCGCTTCGACTACGGAAGGGTTCATAGGAATATCTAATCCAACTACTGCACCTAAATCCAAAGCCATGCGCCCAAATGCAGGGTCGTCCATAGCTTTGCGCACTGCGTCAAGATTCGGGTACAGGTCAGGGTAGTCTTTGACCAACTCTTTCGGGTCAGCGTAATTACCAACTATAGCTGCCTCTAAACTCTTACGATCTTGTAGTAATCTTTTTTCATAAGCGTTCATTACACGATCAGGACCACCTTCAAACACCACGGTGCGAACTTGATTTAGCTGTATTTCTTTGGCACGCCGATCTAGTTTTTCGTTGGCTTCTTTACTGAGGTTGGCCCGTGCCCATGCTATCACCCTATCGGCAGGAGCTATTTGTCCTTTTTTGCTAGGGACACCACCCATAAACTGCCGTGCTTTTGTCGCTGCACGTGCTGCGGGATCATTAGTAACTTCGTTGGTAGCTAGAGGTTCACTGTGTATCTTATCATACAGCGCCATACTAAGACCATCGAACGGGTTAGGGTACGCACGCAAATAAGCGACGACAGGCGCATCTTCTTTTTTGCTCTTGTCGCTCTTGCTGAACCCTGCCAGCAGTTTATCTTTAATTTTCTTGTTGTCTGTATTGTTAAATGGGTTTGTTGTGGCTTCTTCTTGTTTGCCACCAAATTCTGTTTTGACGGCATCAGGAGTTTCTTCAGCATACAGGCGTGCAACTTGTTTTGCTTCAGGCTCTTTAGCTTTTACGCGTTTAACGCCTTTTATTCCTGCAGGAATAGGTCCACGCTTGGCTCCTTTAGGTGTTGCTCCACCGCCTAACGAGGTACGTCTGCTGCCCGCGGGTTCTATCTTCTGTGTAACAGGTTTTGGCTTGGGCGTTACCTCGGCTTCCCCGGGAACGGCTTGAGAAGAGGTTGTGACTGTAGATGTTAATGCACTTGGCTGTTTCTGCGTTCCTGTAGCAGCATCTCCAACGCCAGACACAGGTCGTCCCAATCGTCCGTTGTTAAGTGCTTGAGGCTGGACGGCACCACTAGGGGTTGCACCTCCTGCGCCTGCACTGCTTGATCTAATACTTTGAGCGCCAGCTCTACTTGCTTCTGCGTCAGCTCTAACATCAGCCTTCCTTCCTGCAGGTGCGGTCAGTTCGGGTATAGCATCAGGCACAGACGCAGAGGACACCAATGGTGTGATACCTTCTGGTGTTTTCTTAGGTTGACGCAATTCACCTCGAAACGATAATTGTTCTGGCCTCTCACGATCTGCGGCTCTTCGTTCAGGCTCAGTAACCCGCGTCTGCATATCGCGCAGCCCCAGTTCGGTGTCTATGTCTATGTCTTCTTGTTTTTGTCGCGTTTGTTCTGTGGCTTTACGTACGTTTGCGCCTGTCTCCTGTGCTTCAAGTGCAGCAATACGATCAACTAAATCTACCTCGGGATTAGCTGCCCTACCTGAATCTATTGGTCCTAACATCTCAGACACAGCTTCAGCTTCAGGTTTGCCGTACTTACGTTCGTCCTGTTCGCGTTCTATTGCAAATAGGTCAGGTTGCTCAAAGGCTTCTACATCACCACGTTCTGCGGCGGCTAGTCCTTGGCGTTCACGTGCTCTAGCCTGCGCGGCTTGTTCTTCTACAGCTATACTTGCTGTTCGGCCTGATCTTTTTGCGTCAGGAGAAAGACTATCACGTTTTTGACTTGCAATGACATCGTCAAAACGTTGTTTATCTTGTATTTCTTTTGGGGGTACAAGATCGCGTTGAACGTCACCTACAGCACGGTTATCTTGCGCACCTGCGCCTGTTAGTCTTAATGCAGGTTCGTACCGTGTATCTTTTAACGCCTCAGCAGCTTCTTTTGGTGTAAGGGTAGCCTCTATGTTTTTACGCGTTTTAGACGTTATCATACCGTCGTTTTGTAATTCAGCCTTGGCTTGTTCTATTACTGCAGCTTTGTTTTTAGTTGCTGCGGTTAGACTAGCTATTCCTTCAGAAGTACGGGCCGTCCGTTGATCTCGTGTAGTAGCACTCGGTATGTCTGTATAAATGCCATCATCTAATTGTATACCAAGATCATCTGGCCCTGTAATTTGTTCTGGTGGTGGAGGCATATTAATTTGTTCACCAGACGTGGAATCTTGGAGCTGCCGTGTGGAGGATAGACGTAGTTCATCTTCTGTCGGTGCAGGTAATGCTAACACCTCTTCGCCGCTTGTGTCGCTAGTACCGCCTCGGGTTCTAGGTGTAACAAGTTCTAGGGTACTCTGTATGATGGCACCAACTGTACCACCTAATGCAGCTTCTTCTGCTGTGCCTTCGATAAGGCTTTGATCTGGTTTGTAGACTTCACGGGCAATGAGGTTCTGGGCTATGGAAGATACAGCTTCCTGCCCTGCTTCAATGCCGCCTTGCTCTACAATACGCGCTAACGCATCTCTAATTTTAGCCTTCTGAGCTTTGTTTATGACTGATAAGAACTTAATAGGTAAGAGTTCCAGAGCGCCGGGGATTATACCCAGTACCGCTGACAGGTTACGATCTTCTACAGAAGCGCCTTCGGCACGTGCACGTTCACTCGCTTCGCCTGCGCCTGCAGATACTGCTAGTCCTATGCCTGCTGGTACGTTAAGCGCGGTCGTGGCCGCAAGCCCCACAAAGGAACCCGTGGCTTCACTAACTTTGCGCGGTATGCTGTTTTCTAAATTAAAATCAGGCACCACATAATCTTGCACCGCCCCGCCTACAGCTTTAATGCCATCGCGTACAACGTCCTCTGCGCCTTCAGGTAATAAGGCCGCAAGACCCAAGGCACCTGTTTCCAGCATACCCGCCGCGCCGCCGATTAAACCCTTTGGAACCTCGCCAAAATAGTCTCCTACTGTGGGTTTCCTGCTTCGTGCGATATTTCCCGCGGCTTCTTGACGTGTGCCGTAGTAATTTTCTAAATTTTCACGGAGCTTGCGCTCTGGCTCGCGTTCATTGACGGCCATAGTATTATTGTAGATAGTGACAATCTGTTCTTTAGTCGCGCCAGATGGACCCTCTACCTGTACTTTACTGCCAGTTTCGTCAGTTAATTCATAAAGTGCCATTGTTAGCCCTTATTACGGTCCAGAGGGAATCTCGTCCATAGTCACACTGCTTGGGTCTAACCGCCGTGGGGTACTTTGGACAGATGTGTTTGCCGCTCTGATTTGTTGGATACGGTTGTTTAGCGTAATCATATCTGTGTAGTTATCCGCAAAAGAGCTAAACATGCCAGACAATGTTTCTATAGTAGCCCTCTTAATTTTGTTAAGCTCCGTTTCTACTTGTTCATACTCTACTCTGTTTTCAGTTTTAGACAGTCTTAGAAGTTGTCGTTCTAAGGCCACAGCTTGCGGATTGTTATTCATAGACTCCGCTATAAGCGTGGTAACAGTTTTAGCACGGGCGTCCGCAAGTTTCTGTAGTTCAACTTCACTGTTAAACAGTTTTTCGTTTAGCTTCAAACGCTCCTCAGACTTAGCTTTTGCTACTTCTAGTTTAGCTTCTAGTGCATCAGACCGTGCTTGATTTTCATCCCCCGCTACAGATAAGTTTACTTTAACCTGATTGTTAACGTCATCTGCGTTCAAAGACACTACTTTACGTAGTGACGCGGCTTGGTTGTTTATAGCATCTCGCGCAGCGTTAAAGTTACCTTTAGCAACGTCTTGTTCGTAGCGTTTGTTTTCTATGTTAACCGCATTTTGTTCACGTTGTCCCTGCAGTGCGCGGGTTTGCGAGTCGTCAAGAATACCTTGTAGCCCAGACATACCCGTAGTCCGTCTGTTTTCTGCGCGTGTTGCTGCGCTCTGCCCTGCGGCTGCACCGTATGATGCTATGCCTGTATCAGTAGTAACTCCAAGGTCTTGTATATCACGTATAGTACCCAAACCTTCACTACGGCGTTTGTCTTGCCCAAGCTGCGTGGCTGCGTAAGCTGCGCCAATTCCACCCGAACCTCTACGACCCCCAGCGAGTGTCTGTATCCGCGCTAGTTTTCTTAACCTGTCAGGGTCTAGCGTCTCCGCCTGCAAAGCACGTTCTTCGGTTTCCTGCCCTGCGTATATATCTGCTTTGTCATCACGCTTAAAATAGTCATCAGAACTAGCGCGAGCGCCTGTCAGCGCCCCTTGAACATCTTCATTTGAGTCCGACACATATCGTTGCGTTAATTCGTCAAACAATTTTTGTTCAGAGTCGGTGCGTGGTGCTTCCACAGATTCCAGCGGCGCAGCTTCCAAGTCGCTAACTGCGGCCATAACAGGCGTACTACCCGCTTGGTCGGTCATTGCAGTAACCGCGGTGTTTAACCCAGTTTTGTCCGCCTCTTTTGGCGTTACAGGCTCATAAGAAGTTGGGACATCTTTAAAGAAGTCTTCCTGTTCCGCAGGCATAAACGTCACATTGCCTGTTTCAGGTCGCTCTAACGTAGGGTCGGCGTCAGCTTGATCTGAAGTAACAACAGGAGCAACGCCACTATCTTCAATCACAACATCTTCTGGTGCCGTAGATATATCTAAGGGTGGAAGGGTACTAAGATCGTCTGGAGACATGCCCGCTGTAAAGTTAGTGTTGGCTAGTTCAAAAAGTTGTTGTTCGTCCATAGAATCTGCTTGAGCTAAAACTTGCTTTGCGTAAGCCCTCTGTTCGTCGGACTGCTGGCGCAATGCTCCAAACGGAGAAGCGAATGTACCGTATTTTGTTTTTACGTTCTGCCGCAACTGCTGCAAAGCCATGTCTTTGCCTATGCGTTGTTTTAACTCTAAATATTTGCGGTACGCTGGGCTATTAACTTCTTGACCTTCAACAAACGATACTATGCCGCCTTGCGCCATACGGACGGGGCCACCTTGTGCAGCGGCCTGTGCCATACGTGCGTTAGCTAAACCTCCTGCTTGTGGGTTCCCCATAGGAGGACGTGCTGGGGGTCTTGCTCCACCACCCATAAGACCCATAAGACCTGCGCCGGGGCCGGGTTGTGGCCGAGAAGCGTTTTGCGCCATACGGTTCATATTTTTTTTCTGCATAGCAGCTTTTTGGTCGAGCGTGCCTTTTGTGTTAGCCGCCAACTGTCCAAGCGTACCGCCCATCTCTTGTTTTGTTAGCTCTAGGGCTTCTTGTTCGCGCTGCTGCGCTATTGTGTTTGGATTCTGTTGCGCTTGTAGCTGCATGTTGGCCGCAACTTGTTTCTTTTCAGAAGTCAGCTTTTGCAACGCCAACAGGTCCAGAAGCTCTTTGTTCTGCCCGTAACGCTGTTGTAGTTTCTGTGGGTTGCCTCGGTAGGCATCCATACGTTGTTCTACTTGTGCGTCTAACCCGCCAGTTTCTAAAGCCATTATCTAGTATCTCCGTATTTTATGCGCTTACTGTTTCTGAAGTAGTCGCTGAAGTTGTTGGAGTTGTTGGAGTTGTTGGACCGAACAACTTGTCAAAAAACGCTTCAAGGTCGCTTGCGCCTGTTGCCATCTTTTGTAAATATCCCGGTTCTTCGTACTGTACTGTTTGCGCACCAACCGGCAAACCTTGTAGCAACGACTGCATATACTGCACTTGTTTGTAAGGGAAGTCTCGCTCTTCCTCAAACTGCAGTCTATCCGCGGTTATTCCTTCAGATTCTATACCACGTTGTGTTGCGCCCATATCTGCTAAATTTTGAAGTCCCTGTTGCCCGTACAAGTTTATTTTGTCTTGCCCGAGAGAAGCCCTATCTTGAGCAACATTAAACTGCCCTAAACCTCTGTCAAACGCATCTGAATAGCCTTGTGCCGTTATAGCAGACAGGTTTTGTCCTAAGTTACGGTTGGCTTCAGCGTTAAACAGTGCCTGTGCGGAGCCGCCGTACGCACCAGCAAACTTGTTAGCATTTTGCGTAGCGGTGATACCCGCTTGACGCCTAGCCTCTTCGATCTGCGGGTTTAGGGATTGCTGCAAGTACGGGTTCATGTACATACCCACATTCGCACCGGTAAATTCTTGTGGAGTGTACCCCGCCACGCCCATAGCCTCTGTGGGAAGTGCCAAGTTGGCAAGTCCCTGAAACGCTGCATCTTGTAAACTAGACGCGCCCGCAGTGAGCGGCCCCATGTAGGCGTTGTAATCTTCGTTACCGAGCGCCTGACCTTTGCCAAGCATGTCGGTGATATAATCACCCGCGTATGTAGCTAGACCAGACTCAGCGCCTGTTTTAATTGGTTCTTCACCAGTAATAAGTACAGGAGTAACCATGTTTCACCTCCTACGCAGGTATAAATTTGTTAGGGTTTATTTCTTTACCCTGTTTCTTGGAGCCTGTACGTTCTTTACGTACCCGCGCCATCATATCTTTTAACACCGTAGCACCAGCGTCAGAATTACCGTTGCCAAGGTGACTAACTACATCTGCAGGTATGACAAACTCGCCATCACTCAGCCGTGCTTCTTGCATTCCGTCGATACGTGCAGGCACTTTGTCTGCCATACCATCGCTTGCGCCGTTGAGGTACTGGCCCTTTTTTAGTTGAGCAATACCACCTGCGGCCATCTCTATTACTTTGTCCCCCTCAACTCCGTACGTGGGTACAACTGGTATGCCGCCGTCGGCTGCAATAGCTGTATTGTCTATATTGGCGGCACCCTGTTGTAGGAGCGCCGTAGTGGACCGGTCTTGCCGCGCCGGATTTGCCGCGTTCAATGTCGCTAAACCTTCCGCGGTTAGAGGAGTAGCAGGAGTTTCACTTTTGGGTTGGTACTGGGTCTGTGTGAAATAACGTTGTCCGCCACTACCGGGGCGTCTGGTAGGGTCATATGTGTTGGGGACACGAGCACGAACGGCGTCATACTTGGGCACTGTGCCTTGATAGCCTGTTACAGGGGTGTTTGTCTTTGTAACGCCTGTGCCACCTAGAATAGCGCCACCAAGAGAAATAAGGTTACCGTAGTCGGTGTTACCTTTTGAATCTGTAAAAAGCCCGCCTAACGCATCAAGCCCATCTTCGATAATACCCATTATAGTTCTCCAAGTAATTTTAACAGCATATCATTTTCGTCCTCTACCTGTCCACCCTTGGCAAACTCACTCGCCATAGGCGTTGGCCCCATTGAATTGTTAGCAGGTTTGTTACGCGTTGTAGTGCTATACGGGCTTGCAAACAAACTTTCTTGAGACGGATTAGCAAAAACACTGTTAAAGTCGTATAAGTAATCAATATTCATAGGGTCCACAGAAGACACGGTGGTCTTTGCGCCTTTAAACGCCCCTTGCTGCTCCAAAGATGCCAAGTCTCGCAATGCTGTCTGCTGGGCGTTAGTTTGAATATTGGTGTTCATATCGGCAAGTGTGTCCATAGTAGTTTCTGTATCTTGCTCTTGTTGCAAATACATCCCCGTGGCCGGGATAGTAGTATTGTCACTCTGTAATGTTGTTTCTAACAACGTTTGGTCATTTATGTCAACAATACCGTCTCCGGTAACATCATACTGCGTTATTAACTCGCTACTAATGTTTTCTTGTGCGATTAGATCAATTACAAAATCAATATCCGCTTGTGTAACATCGAATGATGGTTTTCCTACAAGGTTCGCAACATTCTGAATATCAGTATCAAGGTTAAGTTCTGTTTCCGTGAGTTGGTTTGACAAAGAGAGTTCTGTTGCGTCGATAGCATTAAGTAGTTCAACTTTTCCTATGCCGAACGATAACGCTACCTCCTCGACCGCAACTTGAATGGCTTGGTCTCGAGCCATGCCTTTGGATTCGTTTTCCAGCGCCAGCTCAAACAACTGGTCGTGTTCACCGGACAGCATCTCGGCTGCTGCTTTTATTTTCTGGTTAGTTTCCGCTTGGCCAAGTTGTAATTGCCGTACACCTTCAGCGTATTCGGCAAGTATTTCCTGTTGGTTTGTGTCAAGTTTCGCCCCAAAAGTTTGTAGCGTAGTGTCAATGGCATTGTAATTGCTAGTGTTAAGCGCAGTAAGCGCTGCAAATGAAGTGTTAGTAGCAGTTCTGTTTGTGTCAAGTTTCGTCTTGATTTCTGCTAGCGTGGCGTCAACAGCACTGTCGTTTTCAGTGTTAAGAGTAAGTATCTCTTGTAGCGTGGCGTCAACATCACCGTCGTTTGCAATGTTAAGCTCAGTGAGTGCAGTTATATCTGCGCGGGTAAGCCCGAGATACTCAAGTATAGCTGCTTCGGTAGCACCTAGATCAGTGGCGAGGTCTGCTAGCGTGGCGTCAACATCACCGTCGTTTTCGGTGTTAAGCTCAAGGAGTGTTTTTAATGCAGTGTCAACACCAGTTTTGTTTGTGTCAAGTTTCTCCTTGATCTCTGCTAGCGTGGCGTCAACATCACCGTCGTTTTCAGTGTTAAGAGTAAGTATCTCTTGTAGCGTGGCGTCAACATCACCGTCGTTTGCAATGTTAAGCTCAGTGAGTGCAGTTATATCTGCGCGGGTAAGCCCGAGATAATCAAGTATAGCTGCCTCGGTAGTATCTAGATCAAGGGCGAGGTCTGCTAGCGTGGCGTCAACATCACCGTCGTTTTCGGTGTTGAGAGCAATGATCTCTTGTAGCGTGGTGTCGACACCGTCATCACCTTGTGTAGCGGCTTCTGCTTCGAGTGCTGCTTGTGCAGCAGCGTCAATTTCTGCTTGTGTAGCGGCGTCAATTTCTGCTTGTGTAGCGGCTTCTGCTTCGAGTGCTGCTTGTGCAGCAGCGTCAATTTCTGCTTGTGTAGCGGCGTCAATTTCTGCTTGTGCAGCGGCTTGTGCAGCAGCGTCAATTTCTGCTTGTGTAGCGGCGTCAATTTCTGCTTGTGCAGCGGCTTGTGCAG